AGGGAAAGAGTCCCAGTGGTGGGTTGAACGCCAAGGGACGGGCCTCCGCGAAAGCGCAAGGCATGAACTTAAAACCTCCCCAGCCGGAAGGCGGCTCAAGGAAAAAGACGTTTTGCGCCCGGATGTCAGGTATGAAAAAGAAACTGACTTCGGCAAAATCGGCGAACGATCCGAATAGCCGTATTAATAAAAGTTTAAGAGCGTGGAAGTGTTGACCGTGGACTTAGCATTCGTTTGGAATGGCGCTTTGTCGCTGTTTGTAGGTTTGTTTGCCTATATAGCCCATGAGAAGTTTTCTGAACTGGCGCGCATCACGATTCTGCTGAACAGGACTCGTGAGGAGGTTGCTCGAGACAACGTGACCAAGGCAGAAGTAGATCGTATTACTGACCACATTGACCAGCGATTCAACCGACTGGAAACAAAGATCGACCAGTTGATTGAATCTCAGCGGAGGGTGTTATGAAAAAGCGCAAGGTAAGGAAATTCCAAGAGGGTGGTGTTCTGCAAGACCGCTACGGCAATCCGGTTCGCTCGGGTTCGGGCGAAGTAGTTAGAACTCGCTTCCCAGAGCGTACGTATAACGAGCAGTCTACGGCGGATATGACTGAGAGCAGCGACTACAGCGGTCGTCGCATGAAGTCGGCTGAGCCGATGGCTGAAGACACATCGAACATGGATGTGCCGCATTCCACGATTTCTGATGGCAAGACTCGAGGCGTCTTCGATACTGCGACGATGAATTACGAGCCGAAGTCTGGCGAGAAGATTGTCGAAGAGAAGAAAACTGTTATTCGCAAGCCTGTCAAAAAAGTGCAGAAGGTTGACGACAAGCCTGTTGGACGCATGGCTGAAAGCAGCGACTACAGTGGTGGCCGTAAGTCAGCTCCGGCAGCGCCTAAGAGCAAGTTCAGCGACACCGGCAAGAGCGTTCGACTGAATGCGCTGCTGAAAAGCATCCCCGGAAATCCGTTTGGCCTAAAGTCGGGCGGCACTGTGTCATCTGCTTCCAAGCGCGCTGATGGTATCGCACAGCGTGGCAAGACTCGTGGGAAGGTCTGCTAATGGACATGTCCCAAATTCAAGCGCGCATCCAAGAGCTTGAAGCGCGTCGCGCTCGCGGTGAATCTGTTCCTGAGTTAGATGTCATGTACAGAAAAATGGACGCGATGACTGATCAAGGATACAAAACCGCAACTGGCGAGATTAAACCGAAGGCCCAAAAGAAGGCTGCCGGTGGATACGTTCGTGCGGCTGATGGCGTAGCCCAGCGTGGCAAGACTCGCGGCAGGATGGTCTGATGCCTACGGTCAGCAAGAAGCAAGAACGTTTCATGCAGGCTGTTGCCCACAATCCTGCATTTGCCAAGAAGGTCGGCGTGCCGGTAAAGGTGGGTAAAGAGTTTACGAAATCAGGAGGCGGTGAGATGAAAGAATCAAAAGCAATGGTTAAGAAGGAAGTGTCTTTCATGAAGAAGAAGGGTGCTCCTAAGTCCATGATCAAGCATGAGATGAAAGAAGCTGGCATGAAGAAAATGGCTTCTGGCGGTCTGGCTGCTGGTCACAAGTCGGCTGACGGCATTGCTCACAAGGGCAAGACCAAGGGCAAAGAGGTCAAGATGGCTTTTGGCGGTGCTGCACTAGGCGCGGTTAGAAAAGCGGTAATGGGTGCGAAAAAAATGGGGCCGACTAATCCAAATGCGGTTAGGCCCGGATCAACACCTAAACCCATGACCCCTAAAGACCCTCCACCCGGCGTAAGCCCTAAAAATCCGTCTGCATTTCCCGGCGTAAACCCTAGAGGCGCTATGACTGGTGGAGGCCGTCCTGCTTCTCAACAATTGCAGTTTATGTCTGACAAGCTGCGTGGTTTGCCGATGAAGCCATCCACAGGTGGGATGACGGGGATTGGCTCGCAGATGGCAAAAAACCCCCAGATGCGTAAATCTATGGCGGGTCTTGGCGCTGCCGTCGCGGGGAAAATGATGGGTAGAAAAGCTGGTGGTCTAGCTGCTGGTCACAAAGAAGCCGATGGTATTGCCAAAAAGGGCAAGACTAAAGCTATGCAGGTCAAGATGGCTGGCGGCGGCAAGACGAAGAAGTACTGCTAATTGGAGGGCGTAATGCCTAAGAAACGCTATAACGACGGTGGGATAACTCAGCAGCCTACGTACCCGTTTGGCACGAACGTACAAGCCACAGCTCCTGCTGATACATCAGGGGCTGGCGGCGTAAACCAGACGTTCAATATGCAGCCACAGGCAACTGCGCAACCCGCTGCGCCCGCAGCTACCTTCAAGAAGGGCGGCAAGGTTAGTGGGTATCGCACAGCGGCTGATGGCTGCGCGTCACGTGGCAAGACGAAAGGCAGGATGGTCTGATGATGGCTTCTCGCGGCATGGGTGACATCAACCCTTCCAAGATGCCCGGCGGGAAGAAGAAGGCCCGACGGGATAACACCGACTTCAAGCAGTACAAAGAAGGCGGGAAGGTTAATGCTGCTGGTAACTACACCAAGCCCGGTCTGCGTAAGAAGATCGTAAGCCAAGTGAAGTCCGCAGCAACTCATGGTACGGGCGCAGGACTTTGGTCAGCCCGTAAAGCACAGTTGGTGGCTAAGAAGTACAAAGCCGCAGGCGGGGGATATCGAGATTGAAAGCCCCGCAACAATCGCTTAAAAACTGGGGTGACCAGAAGTGGCGCACTAAGTCTGGCAAGCCTTCAAGTAAAACCGGTGAACGGTACTTGCCGGAGAAAGCGATTAAGGCGTTGAGTCCTGCCGAGTATGCGGCGACGACCAAGGCAAAGCGGGCGGGGAAGAAAGCAGGAAAGCAGTTCGTAGCGCAGCCCAAGGGCATTGCAAAGAAAACAGCGGGGTTTAGGTAATGGCCTTTACAACCAACACAACGGCGTTTAACCCAGAACTCAACGAGATATTCGAAGAGGCGTTCGAGCGTTGTGGCTTGGAGTTGCGTACTGGCTACGATTTCCGTACGGCGCGCAGAAGCTTGAACTTCTTGATCACGGAGTGGGCAAACCGTGGCATCAACCTCTGGACTATTGAACAGGGGTCAATCAATCTTGTGCAAGGGCAGGTTACTTATGATCTACCTATTGATACCGTTGATCTTCTGGAACATGTTATTCGCACTAATTCCGGACAGATATCTAACCAGACCGACATCAACATCAGCCGCATAAGTGTCTCCACTTATTCGACGATCCCGAACAAGCTGACGCAGGGCAGGCCGATTCAGGTGTGGGTAAACCGCCAGTCGGGGCAAAAGGTTGGGTCCGAAGCGGCTACACCTAAGAATCCACAGATCAACGTGTGGCCTTCTCCAGATCAAGGCTCGGTAGGGAATCCGTACTACGTGTTCTACTACTGGCGTTTGAAGCGTATTTTTGACGCCGGTACCGGCACCAATGTGATTGATATCCCATTTCGTTTTCAAAACGCGCTGGTTGCTGGGTTAGCGTATATGCTGGCAGTTAAGAAAGACAATGTTTCGTTAGATAGATTGAACGTGCTTAAAGCACAGTACGACGACGCTTGGGAGTTAGCTGCTGCGGAGGATAGGGAAAAAGCGCCGGATCGATTTGTGCCGCGTATGACTTTCTACAGGTGATGTATGGGAAGTAAGTACGCTAGTGGCAAACACAGTATCGCGGAGTGTGATCGATGCGGTTTTCGATTCATGCTGAAGGAGCTGCGCAAGCTAACGATCAAGACCAAGCAGGTGTCGATCAAGGTTTGCAGAAGTTGTTGGGAACCGGATCAACCGCAGTTATCATTAGGCTTATACCCGGTCAATGACCCGCAAGCAGTGCGGGAGCCAAGACCAGATTTAAGTTACTTGCAGTCAGGTTATAACGGGTTGCAAATAACGGAAACACCGGGGACTTCGATTGATGCTGACGGGTTCCCAGAAGGCGGTAGCCGGGTATTCCAGTGGGGCTGGGCACCGGTAGGCGGCGCAAGTGGTAGTGAAGCAGGGCTGACACCAAATGCTTTAACGTCACCCGCACAGATCGGCAGTGTAACAATCTCGTAGGAGTGACTATGGACAGCATGAAAAAAGTAGCCAAGGCGGAAGTCAAGGCACATGAGAAGCGGATGCACAAGAAGGGCATGGCTAAAGGCGGCGTGACTGGCGAGGCTATGCGTAAAATGGGCCGTAACATGGCTCGTGCGATGAATCAGAAGTCTTCGGGAAGGGGCCGATAATGGATAAGATCAAACCATCCCCGTACAAGGCCGAGGTCAAGAATCAGACTGGCACTGAGTACACCAACGAGATGAACATCGCGGGTGGCGTTGTCAGCAAGGGTAACTACAAGCCGACAAAAACTACCGGCATCAAGGTTCGTGGCACGGGTGCTGCGACTAAAGGTTTGATGGCACGAGGCCCGATGGGTTAATTATGACGTACAACGAGCTTTTCATTGCGGTTAAGAACTACCTGCAAAACGACTTTCCAACGAATACTTGGACAAACGTAGCAGGGACTGGCGTTACCACGTCTAGTGGTACGAACCAGATTAATTTCTTTATCGAGCAAGCTGAAGAGCGCGTTTACAACTCGGTGCAGATTCCTGCACTACGCAAGAACGTCACGGGCGTAACTACTGGCGGTAATCAATACTTGTCTTGCCCGACGGATTTCTTGTCGGTCTTCTCGATGGCGGTGATTGATGGCAGCGGCAACTATGAGTACCTGCTAAACAAGGATGTGAACTTCATCCGCGCAGCGTACCCGAACCCAACTACCACGGGCATTCCGAAGTACTACGCGCTGTTTGGCCCAACCGTTGCGGCTAGTGTTATTTCGGATGAGCTTAGCTTTATTCTTGGCCCAACCCCTGACACTCTATACAACGTCGAGCTGCACTATTACTACTATCCTGAGTCAATCACTGTTGCGGCTGATGGTCGTACATGGCTTGGTGACAGCTACTCGCCGGTGCTGCTATATGGCACTTTGGTTGAAGCATATACCTTCTTGAAGGGCGAAGCTGACATGATCGGTCAGTACGAGAAGAAGTACCAAGAGGCACTTGGTCAGCTCAACCGTCTGGGTACAGGTCTGGAGCGTGGCGATGCGTATAGGGACGGTCAGGCTAAGATTAAGGTGATGCCGTAATGCCAATCCAACAGGGACTCACAAACAGCTTCAAACAGGAGATGCTCCAAGCGGGGCAGAACCTTGCAACCGATACGTTACGGATGGCGTTGTATACGGCGTTTTCTGATATTGGTCCGTTGACCACTGTGTACACCACATCTAATGAAGTGACCGGCACGGGCTACGCAGCGGGCGGCGTGACTATAACGGGTGTAACAATTACCACGGACACCACGGGACCAAATGCTGGCACGGTGTACGTGGATTTTAATAATGTGGCATGGCCCGGCGCTAGCTTTGTGGCTCGTGGCGCTTTGATCTACAACGTGACTCGTAGCAACAAGACTGTGGCGGTGCTGGACTTTGGTTCAGACAAGACGTTTACTTCAGCTAACAATACCGTCACTTTGCCAGTGAATACTGCAACGACGGCTTTAATTCGTTTT